CTACAAGTAGACGTACACAATAACGACATAGCTCGTGCGCTACGTAAACTAAAGAAAATGGTAAACAATGAAGGCTTGCTTAAAGAGCTTCGTGACCGTGAATATTTTGAAAAGCCAAGTCTAAAGCGTAAAAAGGCTAAAGCAGCGGCACGTAAACGCTGGCTAAAAGAACAACAAAAAAACTCCAATAGATAGCTTGACAATCAGTACCGTATGTACTATATTAGTATTACGATAAGAAATGCCACTCAATGCGCTAGTCGTCAAGTGAGCAAGATAAGAAATACATATACAGAACTACGGGTTGCTACGAAATAAGCACGTGGTGGGCGATAGTTAGCCTACCGACACATAAATAACTGTGGATGCCAATTATGGGTCCACAAAATACATCTTGCTTAATAAAGGAGATATAAGATGAATAGATTAACAACGATTGACTTGAATAAACTTACCCCTCACAGTGTTGGCTTAGAACGAATGTTTAACGACATGTTTAAGTACACTGAACATCCACAAAATGCTGGGTACCCACCATACAATATTGTACAAGAGAAAAACCGTTTCCAAATTGAGATGGCATTAGCTGGTGTACGTATGGATGATATAGATATTGAAGTCGCAGATGGTGAATTAACTATTACACATGACCCGGTTGAAGTTGAACCAAATGAATCAGTACGCTGGGTACATCGTGGAATTGCGCAACGTAAATTTAAGCGCAGTTTTACACTCGCTGATGATGTAGTGGTACAGGGTGCGAGGATGGAGAACGGCATGCTATATGTAGAGCTTGAACGTATCATTCCAGAAGAAAAGAAACCCAGAAAAATAGAAATTTCAGCAGTATAAAACTATAACACTAGGGGCGGTTAACGCCGCCCCACATAACAATTAGGTAAAGCAATGAGTACAGAACTAGCATCTAAGATCGACACATCATGGATTTTCGCACATCCAAAAAAATACAAAGTTATTTTACTAAATGATGATCTAACTCCAATGGATTTTGTTATAGAAATTCTTATTGGTATTTTTAATAAATCAGAATCTGAAGCTCATCAAATTACACTAGCAGTACACAATACAGGTTCAGGTATTGCGGGTATTTTTAATTATGAAGTTGCTGAACAGAAATCACATGAAGCTACAACTATTAGTCGTAGTGCTGGGTTTCCATTAACTCTTAAAGTAGAGGAAGAATAATATGAGAATTGAAAATGAAGTACTGTTGGACTACAGCGATGTCTTGATTCGTCCAAAGCGTAGCACATTAGGCTCACGCAAAGAAGTAAACTTAGAACGTGAATTTACATTCCGTAATTATAACAAACAAGACATTATGTCTGGAGAATATGATTGGAAAGGTGTTCCAATTATGGCAAGCAACATGGATGGTGTTGGTACATTTGAAATGGCAGACAAACTTGCTGAAGGCAACATCTTTACATGTCTAGTTAAAACATATAGTGAACAAGATTTAATCAAATACTTTACATCTGATTTACCTGAGCGTAGTGACTATGTTGCTATGAGTATTGGTATTCAGGATCGTGACTTAAACAAATTTGAAAAAGTTTATACAGTATGTAAAGAAAATTTAAAATACGTTTGTATTGATGTGGCAAACGGATACAGTCAACGTTTTGTGGAGTTTGTGGGAGAATTTAAATTCCGCTTTCCTAAAGTAGTAATTATTGCTGGTAATGTGGTTACGGCAGATCAAACGCAAGAGTTAATACTAAATGGAGCAGACATAGTTAAAGTTGGTATTGGACCAGGTAGTGTATGTACCACTCGTATTCAAACTGGTGTGGGATATCCACAGCTCAGTGCCGTTATTGAGTGCGCTGATGCCGCTCATGGCCTTGGTGGTCATATTATTGCTGACGGTGGGTGTACCTGTCCTGGCGATATTGCTAAGGCTTTTGCGGGCGGGGCCGACTTTGTAATGCTAGGCGGTATGCTTGCTGGACACGATGAAGGTGGTGGTGACGTAATTACCCGATACTATGAAACTAGTGAACTAGAATATCAAGTTGGCGAGCATTTGGCCAATTGTGTACATAAAGTAGAAGAAAAACAATTCATAAAGTTCTACGGAATGAGCAGTGATGCGGCAAACACTAAACACTTTGGCGGACTTAAAGAGTATCGTTCAAGTGAAGGACGTGAAGTGCTTGTGCCTTATCGTGGTGAAATTGCTAGAACTGTGCAAAACATTCTGGGCGGCGTTCGCAGTACATGTACATACGTTGGTGCCAATACACTAAAGCAACTGAGTAAATGTACAACATTTATTCGTGTAAACAACCAGTTTAATAAAACGTATGAGTCTACTACCACCAAGTTATAGTAGCTGCGCAATAACGCACAGTTGCGTTAAACGCATATCGAGTCTACGCAAAATGCAGTAGTAAATCACTGAAATCCATGTTAAATATAAGTGTGAACACAAAATAGTGTTTACACTTTTTTTATGAAATGACACCCTGAAAAGACGGGGGGTATTGCTTTCCTCAAGCATTTTAAAACTTAATCAAGGAAAAACAAAATGTTTAACGACACATTCAACGGTCTTGTAAGTTTACTTGGAAATCCACTTCCAACACGGAAGTTCGAAAAAGAGATGCTTACATACGCAAAAACAGAATACGGAAAAGATTGGCAGTTTGCTTATCAATATATGCTAGATCATTCAGGTTCAGCACCTAACATGGGAGTACATCTCTAATGGCACATTATGTAATAGAAGCGTCAAGTTGGATTCAAGATGCAATCGAAGGATTCAATGACTTACGTAGAGCAATGAAACTACGTGCAGAACGTAAAGCATCATACAAACAAACTTATAAAGAACTTAGCAAGTTAAACGACTATGAACTAAACGACATCGGCATTTGCCGTGGCGACATTAGAAACATTGCACGTGGTGATAGAACAATCAAACGTGGTATCGAAGTTAACGAAAACTTGAGAGGATCTATATAATGACTGTAGCAACAATGAAATCAAACACATGGGGAATTACATGTAAAACATGTGCCATTCTTTCAAAAGCAATTGTAGCAACTGGAATGTTTTTATGGGCATTTGGTGAGTCAGCTGGAAGAGCAAGAGCAGCAAGTGAATTATACCGTCAAGGGTATGTAGAAGAAGCAAGAAGATTAATGACGGAGAATAATTAATGACTGGTGATATAGCAACGTTTGGCGCAATGATTGGCGCAGGGTTAGCAACAATTGGAATGGGCGGAGCAGCCATTGGTGTTGGAATGATTGTAGGTAGTGTACTTAAAGTAATGCCTAAGAAAAGTGACACAGGCACAATGTTTGTTGGTGTAGCATTTGCGGAAGCATTAGGAATATTTGCATTCTTAGTAGCACTGCTATTAATGTTTGCTGTCTAATGGTAGGTGATCAGCACATTGAAATATCAGCACAGGTAGTGCAGAAGTTAGGTTTCTATATGTTTGTAATTATGACTTCACTTATGGTAATATGTATAGCTTTTGGTTTCTATGCTGTTATTCAAAAATTTAACGAACCAAACTGGAAAGAAGTATGTATCGCAAAAGGCGGTGTGCCAGTACAATTAGAAAAGTCTTACTTCGACTGCAAAAAGATGTAACAAAGAGGAATATAATATGTTTACAAGATTTATGAAACTAATGGAATACAGAAGTTACTGTATGAGTATCAAGCAACTACGAGACATGGGTATGAATGATAAAGCCAATGAAATCTCAGAGTTTAAACATAACATGTATAAAACAAGTTAATGTTAGATCCAGATCACACATACACAAAGCCAAAAGGCGAGAAGAAAAAAGGCGGTAAGTAAGCCGCAGTACAACAGAGTAAAGCACCACAAGGTGCTTTTTTCTTGACTAATTAACTATCAGTGCTATAAATATAGTTAACACACGGAGGCTATATGCAACATTCTATTGAGGATCTTCTAAGAAGACTTGAAGTAATGAAAGACAAAGCTATTCTGTTACATCGAGTTCGTAATGAGTTTAGTGAAATATCATATAAAGATTATGACAAAGCAGCTTGTCAAAATATTATAGATGATATACAAGCAATGGCATTGGGCATTGCGAATGATAAAGAAGGTACTGATATTATTACTGAGATGGAATATAAATGAACTTATCAGGTGATTTTTTAATCAGCATTCCAGCTGTAAATACTGGAACATTTAATCGCAGTGTTGTTCTTATGAATAAGCACACTGGCGATGGAGCGTCTGGTTGGATAGTTAATAAACAATTAGATGATAAAATAACACAACGTTTACGCAAAGGTATGAATCTTACTCGTGACATACCATTATACTTTGGTGGTCCAGTAGACGTAAACAATGCTGTTGTTATACACAGTAATGATTTAAAATTACCTAGTACAAGAAAACTTAATGATACACTAAGCATCACAAAAGACAAGAGTATTGTCAACGTAATGAACATTGGACAATTTCCTGAATACTGGAGAGTAATTGTTGGTAGAAGTTCATGGGGAGCAGGACAACTAGAAAGCGAAATACTTGGCAGCCGTACAAATGGCATTGGTACTTGGATGTCAATAGACTATACTGATCAGTTAATGTGGCAAACAATGCCAAGTAATCAGTGGGAACGCAGTATTGAACTAAGTGCCACACAATTGACTAATAATATTTTAAAAATACCAAATATGTAATTATGTTAGCGCCAGCGTCAACACAAATGTGTAAATACGATGTGGCAAGGAGATACATATGTGTTCACCAGAATTGCGTAAAGAAGCTAATAGACTAAACTGGATGATTAAAGGTCAACTTATTGACTCGTCCGAATCAGACTCCACAGTTGAAAGAATTTATCATTCATATTTTCAAAGACTTTGGAATAACAACGAGAACTACCTTCATGAAGAAGGCTTTACCCAAGCGTGGGAGCAGCAATATGGTAGCCAATAGAATA